TAAGTCGGAAGATCTTGGATTGGATATTTCGCCATTAAGTTAATTATTTCGATTAGCTGCAGTACTACAAAATAGAGATACTGTCACCCACTGTAAATTGTGCTTTCTGACACAGGAATATAATAGTTATCATGTCTGAAGAAAGTTCTAATCCTATACTAAAAGCAGTAAAAAGATTACCTGCACAGGTAGCATTTGCTATTCCTGATATGATTCAGGAGATTGGAAAATTAATCGGCGTGCGAGAAAAGACTGCCCCAAATTTATCTGATGTTATAAATGAAAAAATTGGTGCCCCACAGCCGCCAGAAAATATAGAAGAGGCAGTTTCTGAGTTAGTTGCAAATCTAGCAGCGCCAGGCGGATTAATGAAAGGCGGTATTGGACTTGCTGGAACATTGGTTAAAATGCCTCCACTTGAATTTTTAAGACTAGCCGCACCGTTTAAACATGCTGGTGGGCCAGATGTAAATAGAAATACAGTTGAATTTTTAAAAGCAAATCCAGATAAAATAACAGGACAGTACTTAACAGTTAAGCGAACCCCATCAGGAGATTTACAGGTTGGTTTGCATGATGGCAGACACAGAGCATTAGCAGCTAGTGAACTAGGATTTACTACAATTCCTGTAGATATTAGAAAGGGGATGGCAATGAACAGAAAAGAACCTAACTTAACAGACGAACAGCTAATAAATTTAATAGCTGATTCAGGTTTACTTCCAGAAATTACAAAATAAAAATAAACAACTCACTGCGTACAAGCGTGTTTTTATAGTGCGCTGCTTATCTATATAGTAATGTTAATGTAAGGAAATAAAATAATGGCACTTCCAAACACACCGATGCTGCTCACCAAGAAATCTCAAGAAGCATTACTTCAATATCACCATCAATGCTATGATCTCCAATCTCGCAATTGGAATATCCGCGAGCAGATGGAGAAGATCGATCGTGCTTATATGCGAGAGAATGACTTCACAGCTGAGCAGCAAAAAGCAAAACTATCTAATCGCTACGGTGATCCTACGAAATTCCAGAACATCACTGTGCCAGTAGTTATGCCAATGGTGGAAGCTGCTGTTACTTACCAATCATCTGTATTCCTCACTGGTCATCCGATTTTTGGTGTAGTATCTAACCCACAAAATATGGATGCTGCATTGCAGATGGAAACAGTAATTGAAGATCAATCTACTCGCGGCGGCTGGGTGCGAGAACTGATGCTGTTTTTCCGTGATGGTTTTAAGTACAACCTGGCCGCGCTAGAGATCAATTGGGATCGCTCAGTTACAGCAGCACTAGAAACTGATCTTGGATTCTCTACATCTCAGGCCCGCCCCAAAGAAGTAATCTGGGAAGGTAATACACTTCGTCGTCGTGATCCATATAATCTTATTTTCGACACTCGTGTATCGCCATCTGAGATTTATTGGAAAGGTGAATTTGCTGGATATACTGAGATTTTCTCTCGTATCCAGCTCAAATCATTCATTGCGGCCCTCCCGGATAAGATGGTAGATAATATCATCCCTGCGTTTGAATCTGGTCTGGGATTCTCAGGTCTTAGTACATTTGCAGCCGATGGTGGGTTTTTTATTCCGCAACTGAATCCAGATGCACTACTTGATCGCGATCCAAGAACTACAACTAACTGGATGGCGTGGGCAGGAATCTCAGGTACTGACCAAAAGATTAAATACAAAGATATGTATGAAGTTACTACTTTGTATGCAAAGATTCTTCCGTCAGATTTTGGTATGAAAGTGCCGGCCCCCAACACGCCGCAGATCTGGAAGTTTATTTACGTCAATCATAACATTCTAATCTATGCTGAGCGGCAGACTAATGCACACGGTTTCTTGCCGATGCTATTCTCACAGCCGCTTGAGGATGGATTAGATTATCAGACTAAATCATTAGCAACTAATGTAACTCCAGTTCAGGATATTACCACGGCGATGTGGAACTCTGTAATTGCAGCTCGCCGCCGCGCCATCTCAGATCGTGGTATTTATGATCCTTCTCGCATTGCAGAGCATCATATTAATAATGAGAATCCTGCAGCTAAGATTCCAGTGAGGCCCGCCGCATACGGTAAACCTGTGAATGAAGCATATTATCCAATTCCATTCCGCGACGACCAATCTGGTATATTGATGCAAGAAACGCAGCAATTATTGCAATTCGCGAATGTGATTACTGGCCAGAATCCTGTGCGGCAGGGACAGTTTGTAAAAGGCAATAAGACACTAAGAGAGTTTGAATCTGTAATGTCTAATGCCAATGGCCGCGACCAAATGACCTCAATGCTACTAGAGGCTCAAATCTTTGTACCATTGAAAGAGATTATTAAACTTAATATTCTTCAATACCAAGGTGGTACCTCTCTCTTTAATCGAGAACTGGAAAAGCAAGTTACGATTGATCCTATTCAGTTGCGTAAAGCAGTTCTTGATTTTAAAATCTCGGATGGCCTCACACCTTCTGATAAACTAATCAATAGTGACACACTGCAAGTAGCAATGCAAGTAATTGGTTCATCCCCTCAGATCTCTGCTGGATACAACCTAGCGCCAATGTTCTCTTATTTCATTAAGACTCAGGGCGGCAGGATTCAAGAGTTTGAGAAATCTCCTGAGCAAATGGCATACGAGCAAGCAATGGGTCAATGGCAAGCAGCAGTTCAAACTATTGCTGAATCTCTTAAGGGCGCTGAAAATGCACAAGAATTGATGAAGCAAATTCCTCCGCAACCGCAGCCGCAGCAATTTGGTTATAATCCTAATCCAGCTACAGAGGGTCAAAATGTCGCACCCACAGCCTAATACATTTACTACTTACAAACTATCAGAAGATGAACAACGCAACGGTTCATCTCTTACTTCTTTAACAGTGTCAGTCCTTCAAAACCTTAGAAGCTCAATAGCAGAGGAGAAACTAAATCTAGTATTTACACCAAATGATGTTTTATCTTTTACTCAACAAGAAGCCTACCTAAAAGGGCAACTTGATATACTAGCTTACATCCTCGCAGCTAATGAGGAAGCACAACAGTTTCATCACATCACAGATTCAACACAACCTTAAGGAGTAATACAAATGTCTGGAATCATGAGCATGTTTTCTAATATCATGGGAAGTGGTAATCAAGCACCTGCACCTGCCGCAGCACCTGGTGCACAAGCCGCCCCATCGACACCTGGCAGTATTCCTGCAACTGCACCTAATACCGGTGCTGCTAATGCAAATACTGCTCCTAATGGTACTATTCCTGGGAATGAAAATAGTAATCCTGCGCCTGAAGCGACTCCGCTCGATCAGTTCGCAGATCTTTGGAAAAATGAGCCAACTGATCCGAATGCGCCAAAACCTGCTGGCATTTTTGGAAATGTAGATCCTAAGAAATTTATGGAGGCTGCTGGTAAGATTGATTTTACCAAAGTGGTAACTCCTGAACAGTTACAAGCAATTTCACAAGGTGGCGAAGGTGCAATGGGTGCATTTGCTGCCGCACTAAATTCAGTAGCACAAACCACATACGCACAATCAGCTTTTGCATCTACTAAGATTGTAGAACAAGCATTGGCGCGGGCTAAAGATAGCTTCATCGCTGAACTTCCTCAGCATATTAAGAAGCAAACTGTTTCAGAGAATCTTAGAAACGAAAGCCCTGTATTCCAAAATCCTGCAGTACAACCGATTATCTCCGCGTTGGAAGCACAGCTAACTGTTAAGTATCCTGCCGCATCTGCTGGCGAGATTACTCAGATGGCAAAGCAATATGTGGAAGCTCTTGGAACTTCATTTGCACCTAAGCCTGCCGCTACTAGCGGAAACCCTGGCAGCAAAGAGGAAACAGATTGGAGCAGCTTCTTACAGTAATTCGTAATTCTCTTTCTCTCTTAATCTTTTTATAAAGGAAATACAAATGGCCTTCACTGGTATGTTTAACACTGGTAACTTCACGCAGGATCTGGCAAAGAAATCGTTTGCTGGAATGATTACGCGTCTGATGCCTAATGGTACTGCGCCGCTGTTCGGTCTCACCAGCATGCTCTCGTCTGAAACTGCTGTTGCTGTTGAACACGGTTACTTCAGCAAGACGATGCTGTTCCCTGAACTGAAGCTGAATGGCGCCGTTGCTAACGGTACAGCTACTAACTTCGTAGTTGATTCGTCAGCCAATGTTCTGCCAGGTATGATCATGCGTGTAAATACCACTGGCGAGAACGTCCTCATTGTTGCTGTTGTCGATGCAACTAACGTGACTGTTGCACGCGGTGTTGGGGTTACTGCTGCTGCTGCGATTGCTGATAATGTGATGTTGTATCAAGTTGGTAACGCATTCGAAGAAGGTTCGGATCGTCCGACGGCTCTCAATATTACTCCTACTCGTATCACCAACCTGACGCAGATTTTCCGTAATACTTGGGCGCTGACTGACACTGCGCGTGCCACTCAAGTTATTGCTGGCGAAACTACCGTTGCTGAATCCAAGCAAGACTGTGCCGCTTTCCATGCCGCTGATATTGAAAAGGCGCTGTTCTTTGGTCAGAAATCTAGCGGTACTCGTAATGGCAAACCGTTCCGCACGATGGATGGTCTGATCTCTATCGTTGAGCAATACGCCGCTCAAGATAATGTGCATACCGCCGCTTCTACCACGACTTACACTCAGCTGGAAGCGATGCTGGATCCGGTATTCAATCAGGCTACCGATCCTAAGGTTGCTAACGAGCGTGTGATGTTTGTCGGCGGCTCTGCTAAAGTTGTTCTGAATAACATCGGTCGTCTGAATGGTACGTATCAGATGGTTGATGGTCAGACTTCCTGGGGCCTGCAATTTACTACGTTTAAGACGGCGCGTGGTACTTTCCGTGTTATTGAGCATCCACTGTTCAATACTAATACGGATTGGAGTAAGATGGCAGTTGCAGTAGATCTCTCCACTTTCAATGTTGCGTACCTTGGCGATCGTAAGACTCGCTCGGAAGAAGATGTTGATGCTGGTGAAGATGCTGTTTCTGGCTCGCTAACTACTGAGATGACTTGCCTTGTCAAGAATCCTCCGGCCAACTGCATCATCTACGGTCTGACTGCTGGCGCCGCTGGCTAATCAGTAGTTTGAAAATAACAGTCCTTTCCTGGGGGCTGTGAGCAGTTTCCTAGTTCTGCTATATAAAAACTAGGATCTTCCCACTCCACATCTCCAACAAGGAATTAAATCATGTCTCAAATCCACCAGTACTTTTCTACCCGTCCGAAGATTTCTATCATTCTGCCTACGTCTAAGCGGATCTCATTCAGCGGCGGCATCTATGTAACTGACAAGGAAGATGAAATTGCATTTCTCGATGAAGTAGTAAAGCAAGGTAATGCCATGATCTACGTCAAGGATGATCAGCGTACTATTACCAAAGAACAATTGGATCCGCTCCACGCGATCAAGCAAAAGGCTAAAGAAGAGGCTATTGCTGAGATGAAAGCTAAGGGCGCTATTGGTATGGTATCTTCGGCTGGCGTAGTTGCTTCCGGCGATTCCAACTCTGGCAAATCCAAGTAATTAGGATAGGTGTACCAAAATGGCCACCTTTTCTGAACTCTGTTCTGATGTATACATCCTGACAAACAGGCCAGATCTGGTGGCCGAAACTAAATTGGCAGTGCGCGCCGCCACACTGAAAGCGCATCAATCAGATTTTTATCCAAAAGATCTATTTGAGGTTGGTATATTTTGGCCTACACCTGATTACCTTCAATCTCTTGACTATCGCCTTCTCATTCCTCGCTGGCGTGCTTTTAAGTATCTTAGAAAATATGCAAATGGAGCTCCTGGTAATTTCATTAAGCTTCTAACTCCTGAACAAACTCTTGATGGTTATTCTATCAACCGTGAAGATATCTGTTATGTTGCTGGTGAGATGCTTGAAATTAGATCATCTACTGCAGATGACAATATGATTCTAGCCTGCTATGTTAATCCAGATACCAGTGAAAATTCTTTTAACTCCTGGATTGCATTAGATCACCCATATGCTATTGTATATGAAGCAGCTAGAAGCATTTTCAAACAAATTGGATTTGATGAGCAAGCTACAAGTATTAGACAAGAAGTGGCTGAACAGTATCAGATTCTCAAGCAAGAAGTTACCGGATATGGTGAGTGAAGGGAATAGAAATGGCTATTAGTTCGACATATGGAACTGGTACTTATAATCCTAGGATGCCAGCAATTAGTATTCCAAAGATTGGAACTATTGGGGGCGTTGCGTCCCCTTTAGGTTTTTTCCCTTCCACACAAGTTGGTAATTTAGATGACGATTTAGATAAATCTCTTGCTGATTTTCTAGTGGGAGATTCTGGTGGCGGCGATGGTGGAAGTTCTGCCCCTTCCTCAGTAACCGGTGTTCCTGGCCAAGGTATCGGCAATGCGCTTGGATTATCTCAAGGACAAACAAGTATAGCTACTTCTGCTGTTTCCATTGGGATGCAGTCTATTGGTATTCCTGGTATGGTAGCTTCTCCTATAGCTACGCTGGCTATGACCAATGATCCAGAAGAAGCTATGGAAGCTTTTGGTTGGGCACTTGCAACGCACGTAGCGCCTCAAATAGCAATTCCTGCAAAAATGATAAATTCGCTTGTGAATGCTTTTAGTTCTCCTGCCGCGTTAACAGTAAGCGATCAACAAGCACTTGCACAAGTTATGCAAAATATGCAAGATGAGGCTTTAATGGATCAAGAAATGGCTGCAATCGCATTAGGTATTTCTCCCGCTGATATTGGGCACGGGCCTGCTACCGGTAGTAGTGATTTTGGCACTCCAGGTATTTCCAGTACGTCTCCAGTCTCTGATCTCAGTGAAGGTATTTCAGTATCTGATTTAGGGGCGCCTGGACCAGCAGATGGATTTGGGGATGACGGCATAGGCGCCGCTGATGGATCAATTGGCGGCCTTGGTGGATTAGGCGGCCTTGGTGATTCAGTAGGTTCTAGCATTGGATTTGGCGGTGAAGGTGCTCTAGGCGGGATCGGTGGAATTGGTGGTATTGGTAGTGTAGGTGATGCCGCTGCTGCTGCCGCTGCTGCTGCTTCTGGAGATGGTGATGCCGCTGCTTCTGGTGATGGTGATGGTGGTGACGGCGGTGATGGCGGTGGTGGTGGTGGCGGTGGTGGTGGCGCTTCTGTAATCTGTACTCACCTACACGAAACAGGAAATCTCTCCACTCACATCTACCAGTCAGATTCAGCCTATGGCCGCAAACTAATTCTTCGAGATCCTGCTGTTTACTATGGTTATCGCCGCTGGGCTGATACAGTAGTTTCTTGGATGAAATCCAGTACTTTAGTTCTCAAAGCTGTAAAATATTTGGCAATGCCGATCATTCTTGCATTAGCTGAAAAAGAAAATAAAGAAATTAAATCTTCGGCTTACGGCAGGTTTGCTTTAAATGTTGGAACTAAAATCTGTAGATACTTAGGTAAGAATCTTTCTCAAACAGCAGCTATGAGATGCGGAGTGTAATTTATGGCTAATCCTAATATTTGGGCACCTGGTACTTCTGTATCTGCTGCTAATTCTGTGCAGTCTGAAGCATTTACCGCAACAGAAGGGCAAACATTATTTACCCTCACAAACTTTACTTACGCATTAGGTACAAGTTCTTTGTATGTATTTATCTCTGGAGCAATACAGAGAATTAATATTGATTTCACAGAAACATCAATCGCATCTTTTACATTATCTGAAGGTATATCAGAAGGTACTATTGTATACGCAGTTGCATTTACTGAGATAAGTGTTGAAATTCCAGTAGTTGATATTGAATACGTACACACAGCAACTGAAAAAACAACTCCAGTAAATACAGATGAGTTTGCTATTTCAGACTCTGAGGCAGGATGGGGATTAAAGAAACTTACTTGGGCAAGCATGAAAGGTACGGTGAAGGCATATTTCGATACCCTGTATTTGGGTATTTCTGCCACTGCAACAAATGCAACCAATGCGACGAACGCGACGAACGTCACAGGAACCACTACCGCATCCGTCCCAACTACTGCACTCGGTAGTGGAACGGCGAACAGTACGACGTTCCTGCGAGGAGATCGGACGTTTCAGACGATAACTGGAGGGGTGACGACGTTCAATACCCGCTCCGGGGCCGTAACTCTTGCTGCCTCTGACATCACGCCTATTGATGGAGCGGGATCAGGTATCGACGCCGACCTGCTCGACGGGCAACACGGCAGTTATTACGCGCCGGCGAGTGGTGGGAATTATGTGTCAAAAGACATGGGTAATGTGGCTGTTGGTATCACCTTGAGGCTGCTAAACGCGACCGGTAATTACATTTCAGTAGGCGCTACAGTCGCTGGCAGCAACCTTAGATATGCCAACGCATGGACACATTCGACAGGCACGTGGCGGAGTGTTTCGGGGTTTGAGGTGCAACCCGACAATTGGGGCGACTTCCAAAGGATCAGTTAAATGAATATCACAAACGCACGCAATCCAAAATTCTCAAGCGCGAATACCGTTAACCTTGAGATTGAACATCCGCAATACGGATGGCTTCCT